CTGCCGCGGGGTCTGTGGATAACTTCCCGTCCCAATCGAACAGCAGCGTGTACACCGATGCATTGCGCGTACTCTCCACCGTGCCGCCGATTTCGGCCCGGATATAGCCGGCCGCCTCGAGCTCGCGAAGCCGGCGCTGTACGGTCCGGCGATCCAGGCGCGTGCGGTGCGCCAGCAGCGCAATGCTTGGATAGCAGCGGGCGTCGGCGTCGCCGGTAAAATCGGCGAGGCAGAGCAATAGCAGCGTCGACGTAGGTGATAGCCCGTCACAGCGGGTCCAGACGGCCGACATGGCGTGTATCGACACGGGAGGCGCTCCTAGGTAGGGGGGTGGGAGGAATATCGCGGCCTTGCGGCCTATGGTCAATCCTGCAAGAATCGGGCCCGTGAGCGACGACGACGATGACCTTGTGATGACCGGCCGAGGCTGCCTCATGGTGCTAGTGCTCTGCGTGCTCGCGTGGGCCGCGGTCATTTGGGGGTTATGGCCGTCGTGAACGAGCCCGCGAGGGCGCGGCCGGCGCCGCGGTCGCGGCGTCGCAATACCTCCCAAGGTGACAAGCCGGCCGCGCCCCGCATCCAATGGCAGCCGCGCGACTACCAGCGCGTGCCGTTCGAAAAACTCGCCGCGGGCGTCAAGCGCCAAATGTTCATTTGGCATCGCCGCGCCGGCAAAGACCGCACGGCGCTCGAGCTCTGCGCCGCCGAAATGAAAACGCGCGTGGGGAACTACTGGCATATGTTCCCCAAGCTCGTGCAAGCGAAAAAAGCGATTTGGCTTGGCGTCGATCCGGGCAGCGGTGTGCGTTTCCTCGACCAAACTTTTCCGGACCGCCGTTACACGAACGACCAGGATTTATTTCTGCGCGTGCCGAACGGCTCCACGTGGCAGCTCTGCGGCAGTGACAGCTACGACCGCCTGGTAGGCGCGGGCCCGGTCGGTTGCGTGTTCAGCGAATGGGCGCTGTGCGATCCGCAAGCGTGGGACTACATTCGTCCCATGCTGCTCGAAAATGGCGGGTGGGCAATTTTCATCACGACCTATCGCGGCCGAAATCACGCGTACCAAATGGCGAAGCGGCTCGCCAATGAGCCCGGCTGGTATGTCGACGTGCGCACGATTCAGCAAACGCGGCGCATTGATGGCTCGCCGGTTATCAGCGTCGCGGACGTGGACCGCGAAATCGCTCAAGGGATGCGCCGCTCACTCGCGGAACAGGAGTACTACTGCCGGCCGGAGGCCGCGCTCCCGGGCTCGATCTACGGGCCCACGGTTGCAACCATGCTCGAGCAGCGCTCCGGCAGCGTGTTGCACGATGCGACTTACCCCGTGGTCGCGGCGTGGAACCTCGAGGACTACCCGGCGAATTTGTCGGTTGTGTTTTTTCAGGAACGTGCCGGCGAAAATGTGATCTTGGCGTCCTATACCTGGACCCTCGAGGCATCCCTGGCAAACGCGGTCGCCGAGCTCGCGGCGCTGCCGTGGAAAGTAACCACGGATATTGTCGCGGCTAACAGCGAGGGCGTGTGGCCCGAATTGTTCGCATTGCAGGGGCGCCACTGCGAAACCGTGACGCCCTACTCGCATGCGCATACGGTCGCGATTACGAATACCATGCTCGGCAGGACCGTAGTAGACACAGTACCGCGGCCCTACGCGCAACGCGGGTTCGAAACCAACAACGAAATCTTGATTGATTCGCTCAACGGCTACCGGCTGGCGGAATTGCGCAGCGAAGGCCGCGAGAATTTCGACGCAAAGCCGGAAACGACCTACGAGCGATACCTCACGCGCGCCGTGGAGATTTTCGCATCATGGCAATTCTCGCGCGGCGGGCACCGGAATGCATCGCGCCGGCCGGGTGCCGCGCGTGACGCGCTCGACTACTCGGCCTATGACCGCACGGTGATTTGATGCGCAAGGCGGAAAAACTCGCCGCGGTGACGCAAATCCTCGCCGATTGTGCTGGCTATCAGGACGGCGATGAAGTGGCGGGCGCGATCAAGGCGGCGCTGGATTACTACTTTATGCGCCCCCGCGGGGACGAAACGCCCGGGCGCTCGAGCGTGATTAGCGGCGACTTGTCCGCTATGACCGAGGCCGTGCTATCGCAAATGATGGGCGCCTACACTTCGGCGCGCGCGGTGGAATTTGAGCCGGACGGCGCCGAGGACAACGAGGCCGCGCAAATCGAAACGGACGTATGCGTGGCCGACGTGAGTCGGGCGCGCGGGTACATCAAATTTCAGCAAGCCATCAAGGACGCGCTGCTACACCGCGTCGGCGTCCTAAAAGTGTGGGTGCGCGAATCCACGGACGTGCGCGCGCGCGAATTTCGGCAAGTCAAGCCGGAAGCCTATGCCGAGCTCGTGCAGGAAAAAAAGGGAATTCGCTTTGAGCGAATCGACTACAAACGCGGGCGCTTGACGTATTCCGAAATGCGCGACCGCCGCGAGCTTCGGCTTGATCCCGTGGACCCCGGCAATTTCGTGCATACGAAAAACTGGCACACTACGGAGCTTGAGGACATACCTTGTGTCGGCGAGCGCCACGTGACCACGCGGAGCGAAATGCTCAAGGTTTGGAAATTCGACAGGGAGAAGGTGGACGAGCTCGGCGCGCACATCGAAACGCGCGGCACGGACGCGGCGCGCAATCCTCGCGGCATGCAGCGCAAAACGCGCTCGCCGGACCCGTCCCTCGACCAAATCCAATGGTATGAGCTCTACATACTGCTCGACGTGGACGGCGACGGCATCGCGGAGCGGCGGCGCGTGTGCATCGTGCCGAACCAAGAAATTCTCGCCGACGAGCCAGCGCCATTCGTGCCGTATGCCGTGGGCTCGGTGCTACTGAACTCTCACCGCATGCTCGGCGTGAGCTTGTTTGACAAGCTCAAGCAGATACAGGACGAGCGCACCGCGCTCAAACGCCAGCGCCTCGACAACGGGAACGCGGTCAACAAGTCGCGCGTGGTGTATCTTCAGGGCAAAGTGGACCAGCGCGCGCTCGAGGATGGGCGCATCAATTCGGCCATCGCCGTCACGGGCTCTGTGCAAGATGCGCGGCAAGCCGTGGCGGCGCTCGTGGTGCCGGACATGAGCGCCGGTAATGTGGCGAGCATGGATCAAAGCGCGCGCGAGCGCTCCGAGCTCGGCGGCGCTGCGCTCGAGCTCGCGAGCGGCCAAGCGCAGCTCACGGACCGCGTAGGCAGCCAGGGACTTGACCGCGCGTATTCGGTGATGGAACAGCTCGCGGAGCTCATGACGCATAACATTGCGCAAACGCTCGTTGCCGATACGTTCGTGCTCGTGCATCGCACGCGCCGCGAATACTTCGCGGACGCCATTACAGTGCAGCGGCGCGGGCAGCCGACTACCACGCGGCCGAGCGAATGGCCAGAGCGCCGGCAAGTGCTAGTCAAAATCGGCATGAGCCCGGGCGAGCGGCGCCGCCGCCTCGACGGGCTGGATTTCCTGATCCAATCGCAATTGGTGTTGTTGAAGGAAGGGCAGCAACGAATCATGGTCGACAAAGGCACGCTGTACGCGGCGCTCATGGATCGCGCGCGCATTGCGGATGTGCCGAACCCCGAGCAGTACATCCTCGACCCCGATTCCGACGCGAGCAAGGCCGCGGAACAGGCGCTCGAGCAAGGCCGCGCCCAAGAACGCGTTGCGCAACAACGGTTGATGGATATGGCGCTCGGACTCGAGCAACTACGAATTTCGCTCGAGAAGCGCGCCGCCGACGCCGACCGCGTGTTGGAGTACTTCAAGGCAATTCTGGATGCCGAAAAGGCCGAGGCGGCCGTGGTGGGCGATGCCGCCACGAAATTCGAGCTCGCCAATCGCGAGGATGCGCGCGCGGCCCGCGAAGCGAAACACGAAAAAGACACGCTCGAGGGCGTCAACAAGGCAATGTCGAAACTCGAGCACATGCGGGAAATGCAATGATCGACGACGACGAGCCCACGCCGCGTGAAATTGCCGACGCCGAGGCGGTGCTCGCGAATCGCTGGCTGGCCGAGCGATTTCGGCTCCGCAAGGATGCGTTGCTAGCCGAATGGGAGGCCGCGACGCTATC